AACTAACGACACTCTTCTTCTAGCGTGAGGAGTATCGATTTGAGGTGTATCAGAATGGCGAGTTGTACGCTTTTGAGCAGTAACTTTGCCGATCTGATCGAAAAAGGCATTTTTTCCTGTAACAGATTCTACCCTTACAGCATCTCTCAGTAATGAACCCATTTGCTGAGAAAGCATCTGCACATTAGCAGAATACTGTTGGACAAATGCCGTAGTTACATTTATTGACATTTTTTTCTCCTGTTAATAACTACGTTTTCATTTTAACTACTTTCGAGGTGCTACCCTTTCGGACACTCCTAAGATTTTCAGACTCGTTAGGTCTATCGTCTTTCCGATTGCCAGAAGGACTTGTTGGCAAGCTACCCTTCACTACCCACTCGTAATATTTATTAGCGAGTTCTTTGGGATTCATTAAGTCTCTTTGCGTTCCAAACTCTACTGCTAAACGCAAACATTCTAATCTAATTTCATGCTGCTCCATTCAACATCTCATATAAATCTTGAACTTCTTTTACAGCTTTATCTCTTGCTACTGGATTTTTTCTATCCCAATAAGCATGAGATCTGTCATTCATTATAGTATCAATCTTTGCCTTTGCATCAGCAGGACTCATTCTGTAGTTCACAGAGTTCTCTGATATTGTATCTTCTTTTGTCACAGAGTTTTTGAAATCTGCAAAACTTGCAAACGCTTTGATAAATGCAGGATGATTACCAACCTTAGTTCCATCTTGCAAAACCATATCTAACAAATCTTGACCAGCTATATCTGCGACTGCTCTGTTTGCTTGTGATACCTTTGCATCAAAGTCAGCACCCCATTCAGCTTTCAAGTTTTGCTCAATCTGTTGTTTTTGTTGTTGTGCATCTTTTGACATTGCTTCTGTTGTTTGCTGAATACTACTTCTGTAATAATCTAATATACCATTAGCCTGTGTCTTTGATAGACCAAGTTTATGTGCAATATCTGTATATGTATTCACATCTCCCTCAGTTAGTATCTGACCATCTGCTTGTATAGCATAGCCACTAGGCTCGTCAGGTCTACCTAACTTAGAATATATGTTACTCAAATCATCCTCTGTTGGATTTTTTGGTAATGGTATTTTATCTGCACCAATTAATCTTTGTGCGTTTACAAAGGAAAGTCCTAAGTTTCCTACGTCATTTATGCTTTGTAGACTTGGATGATCTCTGATTTCTTCAGGTAACTGTTGTAGAAACTCACTTCGAGATCCACTTCCACTGGCTACTTCAGCAGGAGTTTCAACTGGCACACTAGGTTGTGTTGACTCAGTTTGGATTGCCTGTTGTTCTGTTTCGTTCATTTGTTTCCTCTTCTAACATATTTAAAATGTGCAAGTACACTGTTCTCTTGCCTTCTTCAAAAGCCGTTCCGTTACTATCGTTTTGAACGTATGTTGTATTACGATAATTACATCTTGCTTCTAAATCTTGTAACACCTTTTTTCCACTATCGGTAGTAAAAACTTGTTTATACATATATTTAATAGCTTCAATTTCCTTGACCACCACCTACCATCCTTACTGCTTGTGATGCCTGCAAAGCTGTATTTACATCTTCTTGATCCTGTTGTCTTTGCATTTGCTCTTCTTGCATTTGCTGTCTTTGCTCTCTGATTTCTGCAACTTCTGCGTTTGTCCTCAACACACTCTTTGGAACACCTAATGAATCTGTAACATGTCTGACAAGACCATCTGCATCTAAATGATCTCCAACTGGTAAACTCTGTGATAATGGTAACAATATTTCTAACGCTTTCATTGTAGAGTTCAGGCTTGTTGACTTCTGTACCTTTGCAAGTGGTGATACATATTCAATATCTATGTCTCTTCCTTGCAGTATCTCTGGTGGTATTGCAAGCATTTCATTTCTAAGCATCAATGAAAAAACTCTATCAATCAAAGGCTTCAACATCTCATTCATCAATCTACCAAGCACAGGACCTATCACTCTCATTCTTTCTTCCTGTCTTTGCACAACTTCTGTAGCTGTCATATTTGGAGATGTACCACTTAGTAACTGGTCAACATAAAAAGCACCTCTGATTGCTTCTCTTCTCTGCTGCTCCATATTCAAACCAATAGGTATATTAGCACCTGTATTCAGTGGTGATATTGTATCTCTTGTACCTGATCTAAAAAAGTTTAGTCCACCTGGTTGTGTTCTAACTGGCAAAATGAAGCCATCATCAGGAACTAATAGTGGAGGATCTATTTGCTTTTGTGCTGCCTGAATGATGGTCTTACTCATTAGGTTCAACATTTTCACATCAGCGAGAGCCGTCATGGCTGGGGAGCGACCCATGATCTCTCCTGTGCTTTTTAGAAAACGAGGAACAACATAAGGAAACTCCTCGAAACCACCAATAGACAAGAACTTTTTTGTCTCCATATCAATATAAAAAGATGCGAAAGGCATGTTCTGATTATCAGGTTTATCAGGATTCCTATTCATTCTTGGCAACACCACATGAAGCAACTCAACTTCTTCATCAGGCTTTTGCTCAAATTTCTTCTTGATAAATTCTGTTACATTGTCCAAGCCAAATCTTTGAATGACTTGTCTTACTGGACTCTTGTACTTTCTAAATACAGTGTCGACTAAACCAAACTGATTTTCCTGTATAAAAAACTCTGATATGTGTCTTGTAGAAAACCTAAGTGTTTTATCTTCCATCTCGATAAACATACAGCCTGTACCAAAGACAACCAAGTCTACATACATACCATGAACTTCTGTTTCAAAGTTTGATCTGTTGAAGGCTCTCATCATACTCATAGATGAACTTTCAAGCCATTCACGCACCTCATCATCTCTTCCTATGTTTTCATCTTTCATATCCAAATGAAACCAAGGTGTAGCACCTGATGTAAGCATACCATGCAAAGCTGACGATAGCAGATCAACAGCTAACTGTGATGTACTATCAAATATATTCTCTGATCTTTTTTCACCACGACTTCTTTTTCTTACAATATCAGACTTCTCAGGTAGCATATAATCAGCCAACTCCTGATAGTGTGTATTCCAATATTTTCTGTAAGTCTCAAGATAATTAAGTCTGTTTACTAATTCTTTTGCAAAGTCTGCCATATCTAACCTGTTAATCCTGGTCTACCTACTGTTGGTGATTTGTTTTCTGCTGTTAATCCAGTAACAATAGTTGATCCACGACCCCTTCTTCTACGTCTTTCATCTGCAACATTTTCTTCAGCCATAGCTGCTGCTCTTTGTGTATCTTCATCACTTACTTCCATAGGTGGAGGAGGTGGAGGTGGAGGAGGTGGTATATTTACTTTCGGTCTTAAAAATGACATTTGCTTCTCCTAAACTACTGACCTAGGTCCTTTACCTCTTTGTAAAGCACCATATCCTTCAATAAATGTTCCAGCTTGTCCTGCTCGTTTTGTTCTTCTTGTTCCTCTTCCTCTAGTAAGGATTGTTTCTTGTTCATCAGGAACTATCTCAGGTGTGACTTCAGGTGTAACTTCAGGAGTTACATCAACTCTTTGTGCTTGTGGTGGATTATCATCTCCACCTGAAGTGCCACCACCGATAGGATCAAAGTCTGGATTGCCACTAAATACTCTGCCACCAAGAAAGTTTTTGCTTACGACACCTTGATAGTTACCCTCGCTATCAGTAATCATTTCGCCACCTCTTCTTAGTTCTCGAGCTTGTTGTTCTTTGGAAAACTGCGTTACAAGAGACAATGCTCCTGCACCTGGAACAGCAGCATCTAACAATTTGTTACCCGTTATTGATGCAGCCTGTGCTTCTCTTTCTAATTTTTGTGCCTGTAAATTTTCTGCAAGTCTTGTAAATTCGTATGGATCTTGGACACCTGATTGTGCCATTTCTCTTCTATCTCTGTCGGATTTTGCTTTCTGAATATCCCTATTTGTCATCATGTTGCCAGTAGGATCGCCACCACCACCATTACTACCACCCATGTCTACCTCCTTGCAGACTTGACAAAGCCAAGTTTTTTATTCCTCTGTCTGAGCCAAAACGCAACCTGATACCCTTTTTTCTTAAAAAAATATCTAAAATGTTTTACTCCTTTTAAGGTATAATCTTTTTTTGAAATAAAATCAATCATCCAAACATCTTTTCCACCACCTTGATAACCACCATGAGGGAACTCACCTGTCTCCAAGTATTCATCTAACTGCTTTTTATTTGGAAAACCCCAAGTGCCAAACATAACAAGTTCATGTTCTAAACGTATTATCTGATACTGATTTAACATCACTGGCACAACAATACATCTGCATATCTGTTCTAAGTTATACGTCTTATGCAAATCACTATACTGCATCAAGATCAGTATATCTCGCAAATCTTCGTACTTACTCATGCAAAAATATTATAACTGTTATCAGCAACATCTTGTGGTGGTCTTGTGTAACTCTTTCTATTCTCAATACCTATAGCCAAATATCTAAACGCATCTGCTGCATGTGATGTATAATCATGCCTTGGCTGATCCCTAAACCTCTTCTTCTTCTCATCCCACTCTTGCCTATACTGTTTCATCATCTCAAGACCTAGATGACACTTATCCCTATCAAAGTAACACTTTGGCATCAACAATCTAGCAGCATTGATACCATCAGCTACCTTCATCTTCGAAACCACCTTGAAACGTATGCCAAGACTAAACGCTGTCTCCATCCTTGATTTGCCAGACCCCAACTCTCTAATTTCAATATCATGTGGAGCAAGGTGGTCTCCATAATGATAATCCTTCTTTCTAAGGACTTCTGCATAATGGTCCAATCCAAAACCAGTATTCTCATAATAGTCGATAACATTTACTGCTCCTCCTCTGTAAACCTGTGCAAACCAAATAGCTGTTGAATCATTGATACCTAAATCCCAAGCTGTATGTACTGGCAACGCAGGATCATACGGCACTCTCGTAATCCTGCCACCATCTTCAGCTTCTACAAGTAATCTTCCATAGTACGCACCAATAATCGCAGCCGTAAACGAACACTCATATTCCTGTTCATATTGCTCCAACGTCATCTGTGACTTGGCAGCATCTAACTCCGTATCTTTTACCAACTGCGTTTCACTAGCCTTCGCAATCTTCCAATACCAATAATCACTACCCTCTTCAGTCTCATGCTTGGCTTGTGTCAGTATCTCATAAAAATGGTTATGACCATTTGGTGTTCCTAGAAATATAGCTGCACCCTCTCTATCCGATAGTGCTGGTCTTACAACCTCCCCCCATACCCTAGGATTCTGCATCCCATACTCGTCAAACACACACAAGTCCAAGTAAATACCTCTCAAAGCATCAGGATTCTCTCCTGACAATAACATTATCCTACCACCATTAGGAAAGTCTGCTCTCAGTTCAGTCTCATTAAAAGTAACTCCAGGTATCACACCAGCATAATACTTTACATAATCCCAACTAATCCTCTTAGCCTGACTAAACGTAGGTGCAACCAAAGCAACTCTCGGTCTTGGCAACGGACAAGTCAAAGCATGTTTTATCATATGATTGACAGCAAATACAGTTTTACCAAATCGTCTGTGCATAACTAGCACATTCCATCTCTTCAAGTCTCTGTGCATCTCTGCCTGTAAGTCTCTAGGCTTATATGGTATCTTTACTTGCATCTGTTTCCCACACTATCCTTATCGCACCATCAGTTAACTCAACACCTGTCCTCTGCTTGATCTCACCAAACTTCTCTGGTAACACCTTCTGCACCTTCCAGCGAACATGCGTGGCATAATCCCTCAGTAAGTTAGGATCGTACATCTTACGCTTATGCAACGTATCTAAGAACATAGTCTCTAACTCCTCTAAGGTTTTCTCAGCAGATTGCTTCTGTGCAGTACGAACTACATCATTAAGCTGCTCATCCTTTGCCATGTGTCTGTAAAAGGTAGCTCTGCTAACCTTTTCGTCTTTGCAAGCCTGATACAGACTATATCCGTCTGTAATCTTGTTTATGATTTTGTTTTTCTTGTATTTGCTAATCGTCATTGTGTGTTTCTATGGTGTTATTAATACATATATACAGACGCTGGCGTCTGTTTGGGGTGTATGCCTTTTTATATACCCACCCTATGCTATGTAATGCTTGCTGTTGCAATATGTTTTTTTTGTTTTTGCTCTGTTTTGTTACTATGCTGTGTATCATTGTCTCAATATATAGCAGTAAGAATATAAACTATCCTTACCTATTATATATATACATTGCAAGTATAACTTTTTTCTGCTGGAAAAAATAAAACAAACTTTTTTAAAATAGTAGTTGACAATATCAAACCTATGGTATACTTATATTATTAACAACTATGAAAGGAAAAACTAATGATTAATAAAACTTATCAATTAAGAAACAAATATAATAATATTATTGTATTTGGTTTTCCATATCCAAGAGCAGCTTTTGAGCATTTAAAAAAAGCTTATGAAATTACATTTTCAGATAAAACATTTATTGAGTATTTAGACGAATGGCAGCTTGTGGAAGTTAATAACTTTGGCAAGTATACAAACACATACACACAGAACCTATAGGAGCAAAACTAATGAAGTACGAAACTATATTATTAATTGCTTTGGCTCAATTCTTTTTAATGCTGCCAACAGCTTTCTATTTACTATCTTTAAACATGCCAGGCTTATTTTTTTCAATAATAATGCTATCTGGAATGTTTACAATAATAACTATTTACTATCCATTAATAACAATTCACAACAACAAGGAGTAACTAACAATGATTAACAATAAACAAATTAAAGTAATAAATTCTATGTATGACAGTTTACAATTTATGAATAATATAACCTGGAATAAATATAGAGATGATATTTATAAATACGAATTGAAACAAGAAAAGCAGCACAGAAACGGCTGGTGCAATGGCAGATATTACGGCAAATTTACAGCCAATCTTGCAGCTAAATATTTTACTGTTAAACATATGATTGATGCTATTACAGCTTATAACAAATCAATATATGAAAATGATAATAGCTTACTTCATACAGTAAAAGATTATCAACGTATAAAAACAAGTATAATTATGGCTGAAAGTTTCGTTTTAAATTATCCTGACAAGATAGAAACATATCATAAACAAGATATAGATAATGCTTTGTTTTTGGAATTTGTAAAACTTGATTATTCAGAACTGGCTAAAACTGAACAAGCTGCTTAAGTAAACCTCGAAAGCCTGGAGCAATACCAGGCTTTTAAGATTTACTTGAGTAAATCACAACAACAACAGGAGTATAAACAATGATAACATTTAGATATTATAATGACTCTGGAATGATCGAACATTTTAAGAGTTTAAAAACAACTAAAAACAAAGCTGCAACAAAGTTTTTTTTAAAGTATCAGGATAAATGGCACAGCTTCGCTAAAGACTATGAAACAGTCAATATAATTTGCTGCTTAGTTAACTTACAAATACTTAATCTTAATAAACATGAACAAGTAAAAGTAAATGTACCCAATGCGATAAGATACTTAGGAAAAGAAATTTAAAACAGGAGCAATAACAATGAATAAAAAACTATTAAAACTGCATATAGATGCAGCAACACCAAAAAAATATTGCTTTTATGAGATATTAAAACTAAATGCAGAAACTATTTTATTTTTAATGTTCTGCATATTCTTATACATAGTTTTCTTTATTATCTTTTGATACAGCAACGAAACATGTTACAGGCTGGTTTATATCCTAAAAACTATTTAACTAGTCTGTAGCCTTCTTAAATCGTCATTAAACAACTAAAGGAGTACATAACATTGATAAGAGAAAGCATAACCAAAGAACAGTATAAGCAAATACGAACTAGGCTAAAATATACACAAGCTGAATTTGCAACAGAACTGGGAATTGATAAACAAACAGTTTCCAGACATGAAACAGGAGAAAGAGCAATCAGTAAACAAACAAGTATATTGATTGGTTATATATTCGAGAAACAAAAATAGGAGAGAAAGACAATGACTAAGAAAGCATATATGACTATGGTTAGTTTTAGATTTCCTTGTCCTCACGATCATTGTGATCCTAATCAAATGAGCATACAAGAAATCAGAGAATATTGTATTGGAGAACTAAACAATATCAAAGACGAAGAATTGTGTGGAGCAATTTACATTGAAGAAGATACAACAGAAGAGAGTAACGCATAGTATTACATACTAAGCATTGCATACTAAGCATAGTATAATATGCAATACATAATATACTATTAGAGCAATACTATAATATAGTTT